ATGTTATGGAATTTTGTTTGCTTGGTTGCTGTTTCGATGTTCATTTTGTTTACTTTCTAAAAGACCCTAGAAGTTAGGGCATGGGTGAATTATAAGCCAACTAATACACGGGTCAACAACTTTTTTATAAGTATTTTCCCTAGTGTGTGTTTTATGCAAATTTCTTGATAAACGCGTTTAACTTGCGAACTTGACCAACTGCCCATTTGTATTGTTCTTCACCATTTTCGCCTTTGTAATCTTCATTGTTTAGGTGGCCATCTTCATGGAAGCAACTAAGAACATATTTGGCTTCATGCACAATTTCAGCATTGGTGTAATCGGTAACTTGCTTATTGTCGTCACGGGCAATTTGCTGAAGGGTATTTGCCAGTTCATCAATTGCCATTGCTGATTTAAGAATTGCGGTCATTTGCTTTGCCTTTCTTTAAGACCCCAAGAAGTTCGGGGCATGGTGTAATTATAAGCCAACTTATATCAAGGTCAACACTTTTTTAAAATTATTTTCTAAGTATTTTCCCTAATGGGGCTTGCGCCCCGTTTTTATCTTTTGCTGTCGCCCCATCCAGTTTCTTGCAATACGCGAAGGTCAGGGGTAAGGCGTACACGATTGCCAAGTTCATCCCAACCCCAAGCGATTGCATCTGTAACAACTCTGATTTGGCGAACTTGATTTGTTCTGAACAATGGGTGGCTAGTTGGAACGCAGGCGGCCAAATTAGTAAGTGAATTAATTTTGGCAGTAGCCAAAAAATCCATCATCACCATGTTTTGTTTGGCAGTAAGTTTTGTGTATTTAGACATTTGATTTCTTTCTATAAGACCCTGTGCGATTTGCTAGGGCATGGGTAAATTATAAGGTAACTTATAACTAGGTCAACACTTTTTTTAAATTATTTTCTAGGTAGTTTCCCTAACGGGGGCTTTCGCCCCCTTTCCACTTATTTGCTAACTTTTACTAATTCTTTGCCGTGGTACTTGTCTGCGATTTCGGTCATTGTTTTGATGAAATCTTGTCCCATTTTTGCGCGGTTGCGGCAAGCCCATTCATTACGAACGCGGGCTTCTGATTGCTCGCGCAAAGAACCTTGCTCAAATGGGATTTCTTCGCGCTTAAATGTCAATGCAAACTTAGGCGTAATTTCTTTTGATTCGTATTTGTTAGCGGTTGCAATCAATTCTGCAACTTCTACTGTAATGGAAGCAATCAGTTCATCAGTATGTGCGCGGCTAACTTGAACTGGAACATAGTTTCTGCCAGAGCAAACACCAGAAAACCAACCTTGTTTAACTGTGTAACCATGCTTGGACATTACGCCATTAACAACTGCTTGTTCACGGCCACAGCACTGGCAGATTCCGCGGGTTTGAATTTGAACTGTTTTCATTTTGCATCCTTTTTAAAAGACCCCTTTGTTTGGGGCATGGATGAATTATAAGCCAACTTATATCCAATGCAAGCACTTTTTAAAAATATTTTCTAAGTATTTTCCCTAGTGTTGTAGATGTATTAGTTGGCTTATAATAAGGTATGACTAAATCAGAATTGTTAACAAAGGTACACAATCAAACCGAATTGGCAGAATTGCTTGGCATTTCCCAATCGGCCATCAGCCAATGGAAAGAAATTCCCGCGGCAAGGTTGTGGCAGTTAAAGTTGTTAAAACCCGAATGGTTCAAATGAATAAGATAAAAAACTATTTGCATTACAAAGCAATGATGATGGAACACCTTGCGTTTGCGGTAGAGAATCAATCAATGCAAGATTCCCTGTATCACTTGCTTTGTTATCACAAGGTCAAAGATTTTGCACAGGGTTACTATTTTTCAATGACACATGAAGAACGCAAAGATTTGCACACATTGATGATTCTTTGATACAATTTTTTGAAACACGGCTAGATTGGGATTGATCCCCCGATCGAAAAGCGTACTCCCCGCCTGCCGCAGTTTCTTTTTAGGGAGTTTTGCGGAGTTATGGAAATGCTTTTACAGCCAAAGAATTGGGCGATCTTTCAACATTACAAAGATCGTTGCCCGCCTTGGATAAAACTACATCGCGACCTTTTGAATGATAGAACATTCATGCGCTTGCCTATTGCTAGCAAGGCGCTAGCACCTATGCTTTGGTTGCTAGCAAGTGAATCAAAAGATGGGATTTTTGATGGTTCAATTGATGAACTGATGTTTCGTTTGCACATCACTGAAAAAGATTACCAACAAGGTATTAAGCCATTGATTGATAATGGCTTTTTTATTGTTGCTAGCGTAGTGCTAGCAGAAGGCAAGCAAGTTGCTATCCCAGAGACAGAGACAGAGAGAGAGAGAGAGACAGAGACAGAGACAAAGAAAGAGAATAAACAGCGCGGCTCACGCCTTGCCAATGATTTTTCTTTTCCAATTGAATGGGAACAATTTTGTAAAGAACAAAGGCCCGAATTACACCCAACAAGAACCTTTGACCAATTTAAAGATTATTGGGTTTCGCAGGCAGGGCAAAAAGGCGTTAAGTTGGATTGGTTTGCAACATGGCGAAATTGGGTGCGAAACACAAATGTACCTAAAGCAAACCCTGCCGACATTGTGCGGCTTACAGTGCCGCCAAGCAATTTGCCCGACCCCGCGTTAGAAAAGATTAAGGCAGATGAAAAAAGGGCCGCACCAATCCCATTGGAAGTGTTGGCAAAGATGGCCGCACTGAGGGCCAAAGCATGAAAGTTCTGCCCATCAACACTTTTGAAACAGAACCTTGGTTACTTGAAAAACATTATGCCAAGCGTATGCCATCAATTTCATATGCCTTTGGGGCTTACATTGATAACGAATTAGTTGGTGTAGTCACATTTGGAACATCGGCCAGTTCAACATTGCGGCAAGGCGTATGCGGCAAGAAATGGCAAGACAATGTGATTGAACTTAACCGCTTGGTTTGTTTAAACGAAAAGAACATTGCTTCTGAGTTTGTCGCCAAGGCAATGCGTATGTTGCCAAAACCAACAATTGTGGTTTCGTATGCTGATTCAGAACAAGGCCATGTTGGGTATGTTTACCAAGCAACCAATTTTATTTACACAGGGCTTAGTTCAAAGTTTAAAGACCCAAAAGTTAAGGGCATGGAACATTTGCACCACACAACATATGCACATGGTTTGACCAACGCAGAAGTTATAGAAAAGTTTGGTGAAGAAAATGTTTACTTTGTTGAACGGGCGCGTAAACATCGATATGTTTTTATTGTGGGCAGTAAAACGCAAAAAAAGAATTTGTTGCGCGAACTAACCTACCCTGTGTTGCCCTATCCCAAAGGCGATAACAAACGCTACGATTCAGGCGGTACAGTCAAAACCCAACAACTTTTGTTTGTATGACTTACGAAATGGCCATGAAGATATTGGATCAAGTGCGCGAAGGGGTGCATTACCCGCAATGGCTAATTCTGAAGGCGCTTGAATTAACTGGTGATATTGATGGACATGGAACACTTTAAGGATTGTGAAGCGCGGGAGTGGATAGCCCGTTTTCGCAAAAAACAATTAGAAGAAGGGCGCGGGGAAGCAATGGAATGGTGGTCAAAAATTGTTAAGGACATTGCAACCAAACGCGGCCAGAAAGCCGCAGATGATTTAAAGCAAAGAATGAACAAACTAAGGGAAGCAAATGCGATACGCGGCAAGAGTTGATGCTAACCAAGATCAAATCGTTTCAGCACTGCGGGCGGCAGGCGCATATGTTTGGATCATTGGCCTGCCTGTTGATCTTCTGGTTGGGTTTCGTGGCCACACATTCTTGGTAGAAATTAAATCGGGGTCTAAGAAACGTTTTACGGCCCTACAAGCCGACTTTTTTAGCAATTGGTCTGGAAGTACCTTATGCCGCATTGACAGCCCCGAATCTGCCCTAAGAATGATTGGATTAATCAAATGAATGCACCATACAAAGCAATTGATTTCATTTTGGAAAACGCGGCTAAGTTTGCCAAGGCCAAAAGCGAACGCATATACCTAGACGAATTTAGACGAACAAAACGCGCATTGCTAATGAAGCAGGCTATGGAAATGGGCTATGAAAGCGCAGTTGCACAGGAAAGGGAAGCCTATGCCCACCCAGAATATGCAGAACTGTTGCGTGGATTGGCCGTGGCCGTGGAACAGGAAGAACTTTTGAGGTGGAAATTAACTGCGGCAACATTGAAAACAGAAATATGGCGAACAGAATCAGCCAATGAACGCAGTGGCGTTAAAGCAACAGAATAACCACATAGTTGCGTAGGATATATAAGCCCGCTTATAATTGACCCATGCCAATAGTTCTTGGTCTTTACGAAAGCGAAAAATGAAATCAAATTCTTGGAAAAAAGATTACTTTGTTGTGTTGTTGGATGACTTCAACAATACTTGGATTGTCAAAACAATTCCATGCACACTTAACCAAGCCGTTAAGTTTGTCATTGCTAAAAGATGGACACACGCAGAAGCAAAAGGCGTTGTGAAAATTGTTAGTAGCAAACAATTGGCAGAACTTCAAGTGGTGGCCGCATGAACTGGCCTTTTCCACCTTTTCCAAACCCAAAAGACAAGGGGAAGCGCGTTCCCCGTTTCAACCCCGACAATTTCGAGGATGCGCCCTTATGAACGATTACGAATTTGAATTTAATGCCGAAACAGGCGCAGGGGGCGTAACAGTCACTTGCAAAATGTCATACGAACGCGATGAACACGGCCCTTATTTCGAAAATATCGAAGATGTGATATTTGAAGGGGTTAGCGTGATGGGTTTGTTAACTGATGAACAGTTTTCCGACCTTGAAATGGTTGGCGTTAATAAATTAGCACAACACATTAAAGAAGAAAAAGACAGGGCGCAAGAACCATGAATTACCTAAGTTGCAAGCCGCGGGAAATAGATTCAAAATGTCAGAACTGCAAAAGGCTTAACACTAAGGCCGAAGCCTACTATGTCAACTTAAAAAACAGTAAAAGCAAAGCCTGCATTTACATTCCGATTTCACTGCAACCAAAAACATGATGCCATCTATAGACATGGGTTCAACCCATGAAAGCCATAAGTTCAAACTATGTGCTAAATGCGACACTACAAAGCCGCCTGAAGGGGGCATAGAAATGGGTGTTAAGTGGAACTGCCAAGCCTGTTGGTTAAAGCGAATCACAGGCGTTCATCTGAAACAAAACCGAATCAACGGGGGTGCAAAATGAATGATTGGACAAAAGAAGAAGAAGAAGCATTTAACGAAGTTGAAAAACATAGCAATCTTGGCAAGCAAATACTGCGCGATATTGAGGGCCAACCTTATCATTTCGATATATTTGTTTCGCCATCACAACGCAATCAGGTTTTAGAAGAAGTGGCCACAGAACTGGAAAAGTTCACTAATTTTGGAGACACAGCGGCATCATTCGCCCAATATGTGCGCGACTTAAAAACCAATGCGAAAAAGAACTAAACGCAAAGTTTGGGGATTGATTGACCCAATTGCACACGCTATTGTTGGCGCGGCCATCACCCCAAGGCAAACATTAGACAAACTGCGGCTAACCGAATATGCCGCATTAGAATCCATCACAAAAGGCAATGGCACAATTCAGGATTGGCGAACATTGGTTGATGTGCTTAATTTGTCAGAACAAATTGCCCGTGCAGGCATAGGAAAAGATGAAGTTTTGCCTGTATGCGAGAAAGCCCAAAAAGCATTGCATGAAGCCGCAATTCGGTATCAAAAAACAATGCGAATAGGTTTAGATGGCGTTGGCATCCAAGCAATAAGGGATTTATTGGAATATGCCGATTTGCAACAGGGAAGCATTACCCGTGCAGAATTTGAAAAGTATGTGAAGAAAACCCGCGATTACATTAGATCAAACGGCAACCTAGTGGTAGAAATTGAATGAGATTTCCCAAACATCAATACATCAGAAGCCAAACCTTAATGCGCCATGCGCGTGAAATCCCCTGTCAACATTGCGGGGCAGACGATGGCACTGTGGTGGCCGCACACACTAATTGGCAGGGCGGCAAAGGTAAAGGGATCAAGGCAGACGACAACCTAATTGCAAGCCTGTGCCATTATTGCCATATGGAAATCGACCAAGGCAGTACATTGGATAAATTCGACAGACAAAAGATATGGCTTGCCGCACATTTAAAAACAGTGCGAAAATTACAGGGATTGGGCTTATGGCCTGAAGATGTGCCACTACCTGAAGGTTTAACATGAAATTTCGCGCAGAAGCAACCCAAAAAGATCCCGTGATGCAGTTTGTTCAGTGCTTATTGCATAGCGTTACTAACACCCATATTCTGCATTTCCAAAGCCTAAGTTATTCACAGCATATGGCCTTGGGCGCTTATTACGATGAAGTTAGCGATTTGGTCGATGGATTTGTTGAGGCATTCCAAGGTAAGTACGGCCTATTGACCAACTACAAAGCAAATTACGAACTGCCCGCAACTGAACCTGTCGCCTACCTTACATACCTAAAAGATGAGGTAGAAACCTTACGCAGAATGCAGGGCTTTCCACAGGATAGCGAATTACAGAATGAGGTAGATACGATTGCTAACCTTATCAACAGTACGCTATATAAACTGCGCTTCTTAGCCTAATGCCATCTGTACCATCTAACAGTAAATGTGCAGAACTAGGATGCAAGAACCCTAGAAGTAGGCTTAACACATACTGCTTAGAACATGGTGGCATGGATAACATGGCTAGGCGCGAGACAGATAGCGCGTACCAAACACCATTATGGAAAACAATAAGGGCGGCACAGATAAGCAAGCAACCCCTATGTCAAGGGTGTTTATCAAGGGGCATAGTGGCCGCGGCAAAGCACATAGATCACCTATTCGCATGGAAGCACATTGGTGGCCAAGCATTCAGCCGCAACATATTCCAATCACTGTGCCATAACTGCCATAGCCAAAAGACTGGCCTAGAAAAGCAGGGCATCTACCGACACTACGCCCAACAAGGGGCTAAAGACTACACAAAGCATGATTACGCGTACATGGTGCATCAAGACCATATGCGGCCGTTAGAATAGGCATTTTGTATTAATAAACTTAAAAATTTGGGGATGCCGTAAAAGCAAGCGCGGGGGTCTTTTCGTAGAAAGACAAAGTTAGGGGGGGATATTAGGTTGCTAATAAACAACAAAGGGGTTAAGATAAAAAAATGAAAAAAGCACCCAAACAAATCATTGGTTTTTTGCGTAACCCTGAAACATGGAACGCAGACGCATTTGAAACGGCCATCAGAAATGAGGTCGAGAATTCAACAGGCGCGTTAACTGCATCTGATGAACTGCTAGTTGGTTCATTGGTTCTGGTGGTTGACACTTTGGTACAAGCGCATATTGGCCTTTTGGAAAATGGCGCGATTTATCATTACAACGCGGGTGATGCGCCAAGCCCGTATTACAAGATAAGAACCGAATCAATGGACAAGGCCATAAAGATACTTGCCGAATTAGCGTTGGTGGCAAGGGGTCGCCCAAAGATCAAAAACAAGGTATCAGAAGTAGATGAGTTATTCGCCACTGCTTGAACCCGCTTTTCAATACGCTAGGGGCGTTACCCTTGGCGACATTTCAGCCTGCGAAGATGTTAAGTTAGCCGCCCAAAGATTCTTGGATATGGTGGAACGCAGGGATGCGCCTTATGAGTTTGTGCCTGAAAAGGCAGAACACATATTGAAGTTTGCCAAGTTCTGCCGCCATGTAAAGGGTGCTGAAGCAGGCAAGCCAATTACATTGCAACCTTTCCAAGTTCTGTTTCTTGCGGCCATCTACGGGTTCAGGGATAGGAAAGATAGAACTGTTCGTTGGGTAACAGATGTAATTTTGTTTGTGCCGCGGAAATCAGGCAAAACAACTTTGGCATCGATTATTGCTTTGTACGAATTACAGTTTGGCGATGCAGGCGCGGAGGTTTTTACCTTGGCCACCAACCGCGAACAGGCTTCTATTTGCTTTGATTCTTCAAAAGCCATCATTGAAAATATGGTCGCTGAGTTCCAACAAAAGTTTGTTGTTTACCGCAGTGAGTTGAAAAAGGCAGGCGATTCAACTTCTACCTATCGCGCCCTATCCCGTGAAAACAGGAAAACAGGCGATGGTAAAAACCCATCATGCGCCATGATTGATGAAGCGGCACAAATTACAGAACGCGGCTCAATTGAGGTTTTGCATTCGGGTATGGGTGCGCGTAAGAATCCTTTAAGGATGTACTTAACGACAGCATCGTTCACGCGTGAAACAAAGTTCTTTGAAGATTTAAACCACCTAAGAAATGTGTTGCGTAGTGCGGCAGAAGATAATTTTAGATGGTTTGGTTTACTGTATTCCATTGATGCAGGCGATGAATGGAGTAACGAAGAAGTTTGGGCCAAAGCCAATCCCATGCTTGGCATTTCTGTCACTAAAGAACACATCAGGCACATGGCGCAAGAGGCCCAAGCCAAGCCTGCAAGCCTTAACGAATTCCTGTGCAAACAACTGAACATCTATGTTTCTGCAAACAGCGCATGGGTCGATAGGCGATATTGGGATGAATCAATTTGCGATATCCCTGCCGACAAACCCGAATCAACTTTCATTGCATTTGACTTGGCATATTCCCGCGACTTAAACGCGGTTTGCACTTTGCACCGATATTCAGAAGAAAAGTTCTTTGCAGAATTTCAATTTTTCTTACCAATAGAAAGCCTAGATTTAATCCCCAACCATTACAAATCAATATTCATGCAGGCTCACCAAAGTGGCATTCTGCGGCTAACGCAAGGCAATGTAACCGACCTAAACGAAGTTGAAACTTACATCAAACAGCAATGTTTAAAGTACGATGTAAAAGAAATTGGTTATGACCCTTACAACGCGGCTTCATTGGTGGCTAATTTGTATGCCGAGGGTTTACCCGTAAAGAAAGTTGGGCAGGGCATGGCCGTTCTTTCCAATCCATCTAAAACTGCTGAACAATTGATCCTGAAAAAAGGGATCATGCACGATGGCAACCCGTTTGTTGGATGGCAACTAGGAAACGCTGAAGTTTACACAGATGTAAATGGAAATGTGAAAGTTCGCAAGAATGAAGCCGACACATCTGCAAAAGTTGATGGAATTATTGCAATGATTATGGCTTTGCACTGCCATCTGGACAATGTTTTTATTTCTGATACATTTGGATTTAGAAGTTTTGAATGGTAAAACATCAGGAAATTGGGGAAAAACATGGCTATTTTTGACATTTTCAAGCGCAATAAAGGCGAACAAAAAGAATCCAATGTGCTTTTTGGGCAATCTGCGCTAGGTAACAATATCGTTTATCAGGGTGCAAATAAGAACCCTAATGTCAATACCCAAATTCTTTATGTAACTACAGGCGCAACCAATAATGCGGGTCGCCCCGTAGATATGTCATTGCTAACCCGCAACAGCACTATTGTTGCTTGCGTTGCGGCAAAGGCCCGTGCGTTATCCCAACTGCCTATTCGCATTGTTTGCCAAGATGAAGCAGGCAATTATGTAGATGCCGTTAAATCCGATTTGGTTGGTGCGCGTGATAAGGCTAAAGCCAAACAAGTTGCCAATCTTTTGGCCCAACCCAACCATTTCCAAAGCACCTATGAATTTTGGTATCAATGGCTAATGTGGTATGAGTTAGCAGGCGAAGCATTCACCCTGTGGTGGCGCAAAGATCAAAAAAGTACAACCGAAACACCATTGGAAATGTACTTGCTTGATTCAACGCTGATTGCCGTAACCATCACGCCTGCGCGTTACCCATCTTATCGTTTGAGCACACCTAGTTATGGTTTTAACCGCGATGAACCGCTGAACTTTAACCAAGTGATGCACATTAAAGAAATGAACTGGCAAGGTTCTGCGGGTTTCAACAAAGGCATCTTGGCCGCTGAGTTGGTATCGCTAGATCAAGATATCGACCTTTACGCAAACTACATTATGCAGAATGGCGC